CTGAACTGGTATTTCAATATTTTGATTTGGATAGTAAATTTCTCCACCTGTAAACTCACCAAAATACACACAGGCTCCATAGGAAAGTACACAACAAGTTGCCCAAACATCGGGTACTGTAAGTTCATCGATCATATCTTCTCCTGGGCTATCACAATGTGGAGCCATCTGTGCCCCATCACGGAAATATAACATACTAGCCATAGGATGGATAACATAATCTGGATATAAAAATTCTGAAATTTTATTCCATACTGGTACTAATAATGGTGTATACCATGTTACCTTAAATTGAATTTCTTCAAACCAATGGTTACCCATTATAAGTTTTTCAGATTCAGCATTTATTAAGTCTACATCTTCTTGTGGTATAAAATTCTTATACCAGAAAATCTTTTCATCTAATTGAATAATATTTGGATTATCTTTGAACATAGTATAATTATAACTCAACTTTCTTTATTGATATCTTTTTTATTTTTATGAGTTCCATCACAATACGGATAAATATTTGATCTACCGCACAAACATTGCCTAGGAATATTAATATCTTCTTCCTTCTTCAATTCTCTTCCTTTCCATCTCTGCCCATACTTCTTTACCATACTTTTCTTGATTACTAAGCCACTCTTCAGATCCTCCATAGGGTACTTGATAAAAACATCTAATTAAATATTTATCTTTACCTTGCACTCTCTGAACTGCATGTAAATACATATTACCTTCTGATAATAAATGTGGGTGGCTAGATGGAAATACTAATACATCCCCCGCCTTTGGCTTATAAGTAAATTGATGATTATTAACAATAAAATCCAACCCCCCACCACGATAATCATCATTTAAATACATGGTACATGTTAAAACAAATTTATTACCTGGCATATCTTCTTCAATTCTTACAAAATCTGTGTGGTGCATCATTACATTCTCTGCAGAGTGCGGATTATTATCATGAAAGTATCTAGAATATGATGGTCCCATAATAATCCAGTTATCTTCTTTTTTTTCACCATAGATGCTCAAAAAATGATCGGTAGAAGTATGAAAAGCATTCATAATATTTTCTGCATGTTCGTAATGACTATAGAATTTTTCATCCCGTTCTTCGGGAGGTACAGAACTCATGAGATATTCTGGAAGAGGGGTTTGATTTAAATATGTTCCAAAAATAGACCATTGCATCCATTCAGTAAAAACTTTGCTACTACCTGGCTCAAACTCCGACTGTTTAAGAATCTCAACTAAAGCGTCTGGATCTTTAATTAAATTACGATATAAATGAATTCTTGGATATAGTTCTTCCCAATCTAAATCATTCATTCTAGCCCCTTGTGAGATAAAATTGTCCAGAAGAATGGCACGGTATATCTTATTCCTGATTTAATTTCAGTAACTCCATGTATATAGTTCATATCTCCTGGGAAGAAGTATGCTGCCCCAGCCTTTGGTTTAAACTGAACTCCTTGATTTGGAAAGTATAATTCTCCGCCTTCATAGTCATCATTCAAATAGAATAGTCCAGCAAGGTCATACCAGGGGAAATCATTAGGCATCCCAGCATCTGGTCCATCATGCAATTCTTTATCTGCATGTGGCATCTGTAGTTGCCCTGGAAGCCACTTTACCATAGCAGGATTTGTTGGAAGAGTATCTACATTAAAAAAGTTATCTACCTCTATTTTTAGTCTAGCAACCATATTATTAATAATAGATATTATTCTTGGATTTGTTTTTTGAATATTAGGATAGGTAATTACTCTATCTTCCCAGTATGAGGCATCATATATTATTGTTCCATTTTCATTATAATGTGTCTCTGTTACATCCCATACTTGATTATTTCTTATAAATTCATTAAGTTCTGTCAACTCTTTATCTGTCATAAAGTTTTCAATGGCTACTATGTTATCTTTTGAGTCGCCAAAAAAACCAGATGGAGTTATTGACTCTGGGTTTATAGTATTAAAATTTGCTAGATTCGTCATATTTTTATTATACACCCCTAAGAATATTTTCTTCTATTCCAGGTTTCATTAAGGTACACGCCACCGCTTGGTTTTCTATATCTTTTACTATTTTTTAAATTTCTTCTAACTATTTCTTTCTCATCTAATTCTATATATCCTGATTCCCAGTCATCTCTTTTAAATGGAAGTAGTTGCATATATGGAGTTCCTTCTGGAATTAGTCCGCTCCATCCATTCTTAATAAAGAATGGCATTGTTCCTGGAATATCTACACAATCATTATCAACTATTCCAGATGTATTTAGAAAAGGAAGATCAAATCTATTGAAAGGATGAGAATAAAGAACACTATATCCTTCTGGTACAGACGGTGCCCAGTCTGGAAACCAGGCAAAGTGGTTAGTTCTGTACCCCTCTGGATGCATAAATCCAGGCATTTCATTCCTATATTGAATAAAATCTTGATACATAGGATTTTCTATCTTAGCAATTAAGTTACCATCATGCTCTATAAAGTTTATGTCGCATGGTGTTCTTAAAACATATCCCGTTCCCATAATGTCATAAATGGCTGGGCAGGCTTTCCATGTAGGAATCTTACCACCATCATGATCTTTATACTCTACTCCATTAGAGTCTTTAGCATATCTATCATACTTCTTATACCCTTCAGGTATATTTTTGATAGTTGGTATTGGTGAACTACTGCTTTCAGATGTAAGCCATGGTCTATTTGATATGAAATTAATCTTCATTGATTACCTTCATAACTATTTTTTTAACCTCATGCTCGCCATATTTTTCTCCACGATGATCTACAGCATTTCTATAAAAATGTGTCCATTCACCTTTAGAGTTTAGTTCTTGAGACACATCCCCTCTTTCTCTTATTAGATTATTCCATTCAGAATCCTTCATAAAATCAGGAATTCCCTTTTTTATAGTAAGAGTAGTATTATTAATTTTATTTAAAAATACTGGCATTATTGATGCTACTATTGTTCCTGCTTTTATAAATATTTCTTCATTAGGCTTATTTACCATTAATGCTATTGGAATAGATCCTATTAATGCAGTAGAACTTATTATTGTACTCATGCATTGATATTCATCTGTAAATAAGTTGGGTGGAGGCATTGTCAATAAAGAAATATTTTTATCTGGAGAAAAGTATATTCCAGTATCAAAACTTACTGTACCATTAGATCTTCTAGATGATACAAAGTCGCCTCCCCTGAGAATTCTTACATGCTTATCTTCAGATGAATATATGCCGTCCCAAATAAAAGAAATATCAACATCAAAAGATACGCCATAGCCAAGCCTATTAGCCAAGGAAAGTGGGAAGCATTGATAGGCATGTCTATCAAATGTGTCGTCCATCCAAGATCTTTGCATAGGCAACTGGTCTATAATGGCATGAGAATTTTGATCTCTATATGCAATTAAATCCACTACATTCCCGTTTCAGAATAAAATTCTGGAAGATGAAACTTCTCTGAGTAATCAAGCATCGTAACTATAGAATGCTTTATTCCAGACTTTACTGGCATTGCTCTGTGTGGATACATATAGTTTGAGGGAAATATAAATAAGTCTCCAGCCTTTGGCTTAATAGTTAAGCCTTGAAGTCTAAAGTTAATTTCTCCTCCTTCATAATCATCATTAGGGTAGCCAACTAAGGAAACTACACAGTTATAAGAATAACCATGATCATGATGCTCTTGAAAGTGTTGACCTGGACCATACTTAACAAAGTTCATGGCCTCCCAGTATCTAAGTTCTCCAAGCCTGAAATGATTTGCATAATGTTTTACTGGCTGCAAACTTCTATCATATATGGATTGCCATATATCCTGAAGTTCTAGACCAGCAGAACTTTTATCACCTTCTATGTCTGATTTCTTAAACTTAAAGTCTAGACAATCTCTATATTCAGGTATTTTCATTGCATAACCAACCATAGCCTCCATATATCTATATGGATTTCTATCATTATCAAGAACTTCCTCTAGCCTATCTATAGAGTCTAAAGGTATAACATCATGATAAACAAATATCCCTGGCCCAACTTCATCCATTGATGACCATGTTTGTTCTGTTACAGTATAGTAATCTTGAATTCTTTTATTTAATTCTATAGCATCTTCAGTAATCATTTTTATCCTAATAAACTAATTCGTTATCTTCTAATCTATATTGATGATATCTTAATCCGCCACGACTATTATAATCTGTCATAATAACAACAGAATACTTAGTACCATCTTTAATTGGCCTAGAGGCGTGTTCATAAATAAATGTAGATGGAAAAATTATTAAGTCTCCAGCCTCTGGTTTAATCTCTAAATTAAATCTAGGAAAATAAATTTCTCCACCAAA